TCCCTCACGCCAACCTTGTTCGGCTATAGAAACTTGAATATAAGCATCGGCGAGATCAGTGCGCAATGCTTCAGCTGTCCGATGCAACTCTTCCCGCCATTGGTCATATTGCCTGACAACCGCCTCTTGCTGATCCTCATAGGCATCGTAAGTTGCGCCGGTTCTATCAAGCGCGTACTGAATGCCTTGTAGTCCCTCCGCATATTCCGTTAGATCTTCACGGTAAGTTGTGCTGGCAAACCACTTTTTTTCGTCGAACTTCGTCTTGAACATGGCAAGTTCAACGCCCTCAAGCCCAGATATGACGGTTTCCAACTCAAAGCCGGCTTTTCTGGAATAGACACCCATCTCTTCTAGTTTCTTGTTGTAAGAATCGGCGGCTCTTTCCGCTCGACCAGTGCTGCCATAAAATAGTTTGTCAACGAATTTTTCCCACCCGCTTGCTGGCGGTTCGTATTCTGTGATTTCATTAAATTTGCTCGGGTCAATTCCTAACACACCCTGAAGCGCTTTTGACATCCGGTTGACTTCCAAATGTGCAGTGCTACTGTCGTAAGCGCTGTCCCAAAACTCCGCCCACCACGTCATACCCTCGGCTAAGTCAGCTTTTAGCATAGCGAAGAAATTTGCCTGAGAAGCCTCCATTTTCTGGAAAGCACCAAGCGTGGTGTCGCCAATATGCCCTTGCAGGTTGACCATCGCTTCACCGGCTTCAATGACGGCTTGCGTCATGGCTTGCTGTCCGTCGATGCCAGCTGCCTTGAGTGCTTCGTAACGCCCTTTCACGCTCTCGAGGCTAAGCCCCAGCGAGTCAAGCCGCATGGTGGTCTCGTTGGTGATGGTCTGGGTCAGCTGATCCAGGTTCCAACCAAGCGCTCCCGCCACAGCGGTTAGCCTCACGGCTTGGTCATGCGACTTTGCCAGTCCTAGCGCTAACATATCGGATGCGCCAGCCATGAGCTCCATGTCAGACATTGTGCCCTTGACAGCTGATCGTAAGTCCATCAACAAGGCGCTCGATGTCGTGCCGATTGAACGGCTTAGGTTGTCGAACTTTTGTGCGGCATATTCAATCGCTGCACCTTCGCGCGCGGCGGCATATGCAACTTTTATTGCATTGCCTACTTTGTTTACGATTTCGAGAGCCTTGTTGAACCCAGTTGCCATCGCAGCAAAGTTGAAACTTTCGCCGCTTTTTTCCACGCTTTTTGCGGTCTTCTTGATAGCGTTTTCGGAGTCTTTCAACCCCTTTTGAAGTCCAGAAGTATCTGCACCAATACTTGCGAAAAGACTCGCTATTTGCATATTATTTCACCAACGTCTTTCTCGCTTTGTCCATGCCGTCTCTCACTTGCAGCCATTCGTTCATATCGGCAACCGAGAGCGCGTCCACATAATCCAGCGTCCACCCTGTTTCTTTCACAAGCTCCCACCGCCAGAACTCCCACGGCATCCCTTGCTTTGTGACGGCTGCCATGTAGACGCGCCCACTTAGTTTTTTGAATCGTTGAGGTCGGCTTCTTTTTTGAACGATTCCCAAATGCCGATTGCAATTTTGCGGTAATCAATCGGATTCAGATCACCCAATTCATCCGCGGTCATTCCTACCAGTTTGCCAACGATAATGTCGTTGGTATCAGGGTCGGTTTCCTTGTCAATGAGCACGCGCCACTCCTTTTGTGAGATCGCGCTCCAGTCGTACTCAATCTCGCGTCCGTTAGATAGTGTGACCATGTGCTATGCCTTTGGACCGTTCTTTTGGAACGTGCAGCTGATCTCAACCACATCGGCGTAAGGGATATTCAATTTCGCACCCATTGCTATCGCGGGATAAATATCCTTCTGCTTGCCAGATGCAGTACCTTCAGGGTAGACGGTCAATGTACCGCCTGTTCCGGCTTCAAGCGCACTAACAAGTGCCGTGCCTGCCGACTGGTACAAGCCTGACCATTCGATCGTTGCATCCTTGATTGTCGCAATGTAGGTTTTGTCGGTATCAGCACCGGCAGTGGTTTCAGCCAGGTCGATGTTCGGGTTGATCGAGAGCGTGCGGAAGTCAGTATTCAAGTCCACCGTACCACCGCTATATGCCCAAGTTGCAACTAAGTTTTTTCCAGTAATTTCAGCCATTTTGTTCTCCTATAGCTTTTATGATTTATCCATACGCACGCGGTAGTAAGCACCGCAAGCCCACGTATGCTTTCCTGCCTCGTCAATTTCTGGCAGTAAAAAGTCTTCTTCACGTGCCAGCCAGAAGTTGTTCCAGCCGGTCACGGATAAAGTTCCTGATAGCAGGTTGTTGATATGTGCATCAATTGTTGCCGCTTCCTTTGCGGTGTCTGCATAAGCCCTGACGTAAACAACCTGCTGTACGCTCTCACGCGGTGTGAAGTTGTCAGCGCCCCCAGCCGCGTAACTCCATATCACGTAAGGCAAGGCAGCCCCTTCCGGCGCAACCCCGTGATAAATGCACGTTCCGCCCAATGCGCCTGTGAGAGCCGTGCCACCTGATAATTTTGTGTAAAGTGCCGCGTTGAGCGCGTTGTAAGGTGAGGTCATTTCAGCAGCCCCTCTTTCAGTAATTGAATCAGCCTGGATTCGCCTTTTTCAACTGCCGGTTTCAGAAACGGTCTCGCTCCCATTTTGCGCGTGCCCATTTCAACGTAAGCGGCATATTCAGCGGTGTATTCAACATTCACAAAATCACCGTAGGATTCGCTAACCCTTCCGCTCCCACGCAAGTAACCGGTTCGATTTTTGTACGCGTTAGACTTCTGCGATTCGCCCAGAATGTAATCAGCAGCGGAACGGACAGCCTTTTGTTTATTTCTAGGCACTTTACCAAGCAGTTTATTCAACTTGCTTGTATCAACACTAACGCTTATGCTCATTGCACACGCTCCAATTCAGCACGCCTAACCACGTCCCAACTTTGCCCTTCGTTGACGCTCAACACAGCCCAAACGAAATCATCGAGCTTGACCCTGTGTTTGGTCGTGAGCGCGGTGGTATAAGGCAAGCTCAATACCGCCTTGCTATAAGATTGGATCGCACCGCCGGTCACCTTTTCAGAACCGGAACGATAGTCAATTCTGCAAGCCACATTTGCGAGAGCCGTGCCCCACGTTTCAGCCATTCCACCTTCGCCGTCCGATGTATAAGCCACGCTCAAAATGTCGCAGGTATCAGGCATCAAGTCCTCAATGTCAACCCGCATTTGTGCGAGTTCCCGTGCGGTCAAGCCAATGCTCATAGGTCGTTCCTCACAATTCTGGATGTTTGCACTCCCTCGCTTGCGCTGCGGCTCTGGTAGTATTGCGACATGTTCAGGTATTGTTGCGCCTGCTGACTCCGCTTGACCGAGTGCCCGTCTGTCGAGAAGTCAACCAGCCCTGCCACGTGAGACGCTTTCATCCGCCAGATGTCAGCAGCAGCCGCGTAAAGGTCGTAACTGAATCCACTCCAGTAGAATGACTTGCCGCTTTGGTCAGTTGCAAACGTCACAATACCGCGAGCATAATCAGCCGTATATCCGCTTACAGTTCCAGACGTGCCCTCAACCGAAAATAACGTGCCGCCTTCAATGTTGCCAATCCCTGTCCGATATTGCAACACAACCGCGCTACCGCCTGAATAAGAGGTGACCGGTTCAAGCGGCGCGTGAATGTGCTCGACCTTGTGCCGGTCTAACACACGCTGGATTTCGTCATCGCTCCAATAGGTGACAATTGACGAGCCGCTTGTGACTTCCCATTCATCAGGGGCGGCGTTGGCGAACCCTCGTACCGTGTCAATTAGTGTCTGCATTCCTGTTCGTGCCATTACTCCTCCATCCGCTTCATTCGCTGTCCTTTTTCAGGATGTAGAACCAGTTTGCACCTGCATCTCGCGGCTCAACGTGTTCTTGAATCCACCATTTGTTTGACTTCCGGTAGTAATACCAGCCATAATTTTTGTGCCATTCAGTACGCTTATCCCAATACGAGAAGGTCTCAGGATGAAAGAATGTCCGATGTGTTGGGTCTCGATGGCTACATTCGTGATCCCAAGCGGGCAAACGTAATACCAACTGCCCACCTGGCTTCAATATCCGCCAACACTCGTCGAGCCACTCGAAGACTTCGCATTTTATGTGTTCCATAACGTCAAGCGCGATGATTTTGTCAAACTCTTCATCGCCCCAAATCCAGGGCATTATGTCCAAATTCCACACTACGTCAACGAAATCAGAGTGCTTTTCCTTGTCGTGGTTGACCGCACCTTCTATCGGTCTGATTCCGCAGCCTAATTGAAGTGTGCTCATGCTTTTACCACCTGCTCGAAACTGGTAGCCGACTTATCATTGACAATCTGCTCCATCTCTTTCAAAACCGGCTTCCAATACTTTCTCGTCACGTCATCGGCATCGTAAGGCAGTGCGCCTCGTCGTGCCTGATTGCGCAAGTCGTAATCACCCTTCGCCGCGTATGCTTGTTCCAATCGGTCGTAGATTGCCGCTGTAGTTGCCTGCCATTGGAACGCGTCAAAGAAGTCGTGATAGACCGGTAACGCCTCTGCTTTGTCAATCTTCCAA